CGCGCAGCTGGCCGTCGACGCGGGCCTTGTTCCAGAGCGCGAACGCCCTGGCGGCGGCCTGGTCGTCACCGCGGTTGTGGGCCCGCAGCACGGACGATCGGCGCAGCGCCTCATTGCCGATGTTGTAGGCCAGGCTCACCAGCGCTGCCAGCTGGTGGTCCGTCGGCTCGCGCTGGCACATGGCCAGCACCGCCGCGGCACGCTCGGCCAGTGCGTCGCGGAACCGCTCGTCGGCGTAGGCCTGCGTCCATCGAGTGCGCGGCGTCACGCCCTCCGTCTCGCCCCAGCCGCAGGTCCACACGCCGGCCGGGCAGCGGTAGGCCACCAGCCGGCAGCCCTCGCGCTCGGCGATCAGCGCCACGCCGGCCCAGGCGATGGGCCAATCCAAGTCGCGCGATGGCAAACGGGCGCGACTTGCCGCAGCAGTAGCTTCATTGCGCATGGTCACTCCTCGCTCTGATCTCAGCCGGCTGCCGGCGGTCAGGCCGGTGCACCGCCGGGCCGCACAGGCTCAGCCGCTCGGCGCTGTGCAGTAGAACCACCAGCACGACAAACTGGGCGCACAAGGCGAACTCCAGGTCAACGCCGTACCACGCCAGCGCGCCGCACACCGACGTCATGACGCCGCAGCACATGATGCGCAGCTGCGGCCCAAGCGGGTGCGTGCGCCAAGTCATCGGGTCGGCCAGCGCCATGGCCAGCCCGATGTTCAGCAAAGCCAACGCCAGCACAAAGACCTGAATCCCCGTCATGTCTGCACCACTCCAAACCGCTTGAGCAGGCCTGCAACGATGCCGGGCAGGTGCGATACAACCACGTGCAGCAGCACGCCGATGACGATGGCGGCGAAGGCCTGCACTCGCCGCTCATGAATGACCAGCTCGGGCATCCACACGCCGGACGCCACCGCCGCCGCAGCAGCTGCGTGGCAGGTGACCACGACCGAAGCGAAAAACACCCCAGCCGCTCGCAGCCAGTGCCCGGCCGGCTTGGCAAACGGAGCCCCGAGAAAGCACGCCGCAACAGCCGCGAAGATCGTGCCCGGCTCAACCCCCAGCAGCTGCAACGCGATCGCGCCGACACCCGACGCGATGCCGAGCACCACCGACTCACCGCCGGGCGCTGCCATGGCCTGACACCCGAAGTACGTAGGCAGCGACAAGAATCAGCAGTACGCCGACAGCCGCGCGTACTGGCCGCCCGGTGCCTTCATCGCACACCCCGGCCACCTGAGAACGCAGTGCCTCGAACCACAGGCCGCAGGCCGCCGTGAGCGCCTGCAGCGCAGCGCCGGTCACGCACACCAGCATCAGCGCCGCGCATCGCTTGCCATCAGGCCCGCGGCGCAACCCGAGCGCGGCCAGGGCCGTGCCGGTGAGCGCCGCCGTCAGCACGAATGACGAGCGCGGCGGATCGCCCGACCAGTCCCACCCGTAGGCGGCCAGGCCGACCAGCGCGAACATGACCGGCGTCAGCGGGCTCACTTCGCCCCCGGGCGCCAAATCGGCCCGAGGGCCTGGTCGACATCGCTGCCGGCGGGCGCGACGGCGTAGGCGATGCGCGCGGCGATGCGCGCCAGAGCGTTGCGGATAGTCTCGATCATGGCGACGTCCTTTCTTTGTTGATCAGGCCTCAATGGCACCGAAGCGTTTCCATGTGCCGGGCGTTCCGGCCGTGATGCACACCCATCCGATCCAGCCGCCGGCGGCCGGGGCTGTGTTCCACACTCGATCGCCCAAGCCGTAGGTTCCTGAGCTAGGAGCAACGTTTCCGTAGAAGTCGCGCTGTTGCGGCCCGTGCGACCCGCGTTCGCCGGCGCGGTGGTCCTCGTCCGCGGTCGCCACGCCGCCGACGGTCGTGACCTTGGCGATGCGGGCATAGGTGCCGCGGTCGTCCCAATTCGTCGTGGACGTGGCCACCGTGACGGCGCCGGTGCCGCGGTGCGCGACGATGTAGTTCGTGGCTGCGTTGGTCAGCGTCACCGAGCCATCGGCGACGACGATGCCGCCCCACACGCCGCCGTAGTACGCCCAGGTCAGGCCGGTCGAGGCCGGCGGGCGCTTGCCGTAGACGGCGAAGGCGTCGAGAGACCCGAAGTTCTCGTTGATGATGGTCTCGGGGTTGGCGCTGGCCGCCAGCTGCTGCATGGTCACAGGGTGATCTCCGCGGGGTAGCCACGGCCGACCGTGGCGCTGATCTGGTAGATGACGGCGCGGCCGCCGGCCATGTTGCCGGGCGGGCCGAACTCGGTCGCCACGTAGCCCGTGCCGGTGCTGCTGGCCACGTTGGCGACGTAGTTGCCGCCGCTGAGCACGGCGCTCAGGCGCTTGTCCTGGAACGGGCTTCGCTGTTGCAGCGCTCCGGTCGTCGCGTTGTAGACCACCAGATCGCCAGGCGTCACCGTCGTCGATCCGGGTGCAGAGGCGACGTTGGCCGACTGCATCACGACACTACTGCCGCTCGTTGCGATTGGCGACCCGGAGATCATGCCGGTCGCGTGCGTGGTGACCAGCGCGCCCGACGGCAGGCTGATTGCCGCCACGCTGACGTCACCGTATCCGTAGGCCCACAGGACGGACCCGACGCGGCGCAGCTCGGTCGCGTAGATCGCTGACGCGAGGGTTGCGGGCGTGCCGGCGGCCAGCGTGCCGGCGTTGTAGGGCCGGTACTGCGTACCGACGACCATGCAGACGTTGCCGGCTCCGTCATCCGCGATGGCGTAGCTGCCCACGCCGGTGATCGTCACGCTGGTGTCGAAGGCCATGGTGCTGGCCGTGATCTTGGCCAGCACCGTGTTTCCCGACCCATCGCTGCCGGCCGCATAGACCGCGCCCGAGTAGAAGTGCAAGTTGCCATAGCCGGCGGCGGCCGACGCGTAAACGTCACACGACGCCGTGACCGTCATGGTCGACAGAGCGATCTTCAGGACCTTGACCGCCACGATGCCGATCAGGCCGGGGATCAGCTGCGGCGTCAGCAGCGCATATGCCGTGCCGGCGCCGTCGTGCACCATGCGGTTGATGCGAGTCGTGCTGTCACCGTAGCTCGTGAAGCTGGCGATCTCAGCGACCAGAGCCCGCGATGCATCGAACTTCTGCGACCCCCCGGCGCCGTAGGTGTTGGCGCCGAAGATGTTGCCGCCGTACTCGAAGACGTCCGTCGAGTCTCTGGCCCAGGTGCGCAGCTGCACCGGAGAACCCAGCGTTGCCGAGGTCGTGCCGATCACCGAAAGCTGCTCGATCAGCGCGTTGGCCGCGTTGAAGACGTCGATCTCGTAGGCTTCCACGGCCTCGCCGAGCGGGTGCTGCACGCCGACGCCATTGCGGATGACGGTCGTGCGCCTCGTGCGCCGATCCCAAGTCAGCCTGACGCCACCAAGGGCCGCAGACGATGCCCGGAGGTTCACCGGCGAGAACGGTTTCAGGCCGACACCGGCCAGCGTGAAGTTCTGCGGCGCCGCATCGGTGGCGACCGTCCCGATCGTGGCTGCGCGCACCTTCTGCAGCGCCGCCAGCTCGGCCGCGTCGGACACCACGCGCCGCAGCCCGCGGGCGCGCAGCAGGACCGCGCGCTCGACGCTGGCGTGCCCGGCAGTCGCCCACTCGGTGCCGCGTTGGCCGCGCAGCAGACGCCGCAGCCGGTAGACGTTCGGGTTGGCGCTCTGCAGCGTCGCGGTGGCGAAGCGGATCACCTCGCTGCCGATCAGCATGGCATTGACCGATGCGTCGGCCAGCAGTTGCTCGCGCGTGACGCTGGCCAGCTCGCCCGCGCCGACGTTCACGTCCACAAACGACACCTCGTCCATGATGGCGCCGCGCGTCCAGTTCTGCAGCGCGCTGGTGGTCTGGCCGATGACGGCCGGCTCGCTGACGGTGGCCACCGTGCGGAAGGTGACCGTGTCGCGCGAGGCCTGCACCACGGCGCCAGGCCAGCGGCCGGCGGCCTGCGAGCGCGCGGCCACGTAGTAGCCGAGCGCGTCGTCGTCGTCCCGCAAGATCGGGATGTCCAGCACCTCGAGCGACGTGCCGTCCAGCGCCTGCACAGTCTGCACCACGGTGTAGCTGCCGTCGGTGATCGACGCCGAGGTCAGCGCGGCCGGGTCGTCGCCGACGACGTCCAGCCGCAGCATCAGCCCGTCGTCCTCGCGCCTGGTCACGCGCATGCGGTACTGCGCGCCGTCCCAGCCGACCAGCGTGACCACGCTTCCCGGCCACAGCTTCGCGTAGGTCAGCGGCACGCTGACGGATGCGGAGACCTGCGCCGCGATGCCGTCGAGCTGCAGGGCATCGGCCACGCCCTTGGCCTCGGACGGCAGCATGCCCAGCGCCATCTGCATCGGCTGCACCGAGGCCTGGCCGGAGATCACCCGGTCGCTGTACTCGACGCCGGTCTGCTGGTCGGCGGTCATGTTGCGGTACTGCACCGCCATCTGGGCCGGAAGCTCCAGGTCGTTGCCGATTTGGATGGCCAGCGGGTCGTCGGAGGCGTCGCCCTCGCCGGTGCCCAGGTCGCCCCAGGCGATCGTGGCGTCCACGGTCGTGCCGCGCGGGACGAAGTACAGCTTGTCGGACAGCGCCGCGACGAAGCGGTGCGAGGTCATCAGCATGTCCAGCGTGGCGCGGGCGCTGCTGAGTTGCGGGATCGCCAGGGCCCGCACCGGCGTCGTGATGGCAGCCAGGGCGCTGGCGTCGTAGGTGCCGGCGGGCATGCCTGCCCGGGCGCACAGGTCCTGCACGACGGTGCGCAGCGTCACGCTGTTGATGATGTTTCCTTCGCGGAAGTATGAAGAGATGGTGCTTCCAGACACCACCACCGCATATCCGCTTTCTGCCCAAATGCTTGCCTGCTCCGAGCTTGATCCGGGCTTGTAAGAAGGGATGCCGCTTCCCGTCAAAAGACTAGCCACAAACTGGAGCACGCCGGCGTCGTCAATTTCCAGCAGAAACACTGATCTTGAAGCCCTATTTGCTACCCACACATGCCGAAGGTCGCTCTCTAGCATGTGCACAATGCTGGCGCCTGGTTTTATTGTTGCGTGGGATGCTCCTTGCTGTATTGTTGGCCTTTCAGAAAACGGCCAATTGACCCCCATGACCCCAAATGTGCCCTGCGACACCAAATAAGGAGCCCCTCCGGATATTTTTACTATATGCCATGCAAATGAACCGGCGGATGCAAATTGCGGGTATATGTTATCGCTAGTGGTAAAAAACAGGTGCTCACGGTCAGAACACATCGTGCAGCCGTTGATTCTCACTCCAGCCGGAAGCACCGCCGCCGCGTCAGTAGCCGTGTCGTCCCAAGAGTTGCGAGACGTTCTGTTGATGGCCACATGACAAATTGATGGAGTTCCGGTTACGTAGTTGGATACGTTGTACCGGCTAAGGCGCACCGGAAACCCACCAACAACACCGATAGGTTGCGATGCTCGCTGATCTGAAAGTTCTGAATACCCGTAATCAATTTCACCGATCCATGGTGAAGGATTGGAGCCAGAAGTGTCGGAGCCTGTGCGGTTGTCAAAGTATTTGACGCGAGATGCCGAGATTGCCTGGTCGTCGTTTGGTCGCTGCGCAACAACAACCGGGAAAATTGCGTTCAGATGCACGGTCTTAAACACCGGGCCATCCGCCCCAGAATAGTCCTCGCTCAAGTCGTTGCGCGACAAGAATCTGGCAATGCCGTTGACTTCAGTAGCGCTTTGGGCAACTTCAAAGGTGAAGTTGGGCAGCGCGCCGCTGTTGCCAAGTTGTAGACCCTCGATGAATACCGTGGTGCGCCGACGGTATGCCGTAGCGCTGACCACCGCGGCGTCATACGTCGGATCAGGAAGCTGATCGTCGTTGCCGGGGTACACCGTGAGCCGCCGCCACTTGTCCGTTGTCTGGCTGGCCAGCCTGGAATCCCCATCGCTATCGGCCAGCGACGTCCAGACGAGCTTGCCGTTCATCCAGATCCGCGTGACCACGCACCCTGGCCGGTCCGCGATGAGGTACAGCGCGTCGACGTCGTAGCTGTAGGTCGTGTACTCCTGCCCGCCGCCCTTGCCAACCTCTTCGGTGGTGGTGGTTTTGTGCCGGTCGCTGGCCCAGATGATGATGCCGGGCACCCGCGGCGCGCCGGCCACCCATGGGATGCACTGCCCGTACTCGGTGCCGGTGACGCGCAGCGCGGAGTCATCCAGCCGCGGCCCGGCTTGGCCCGGCGGCTTGTTCAGCATGGAGCCGACCAGGCTGCCGGCCATCCAGCCGAGCTGAGCCCCGCTCATGCCGAGGAAGGCGAAGCCGGCCGGCGCGAGTGCGCCCCCCAGGGCCGCGCCGGCTGCGGCGATGACGAGCTGGGCCATTACGCGGCGACTCCTGGCAGACGGTAGATGCCGCGCAGCTCACAGCCGGCGGCGAACATGAGGCGGGTCTCAATCACGCGGCCAGCCTGGCTGGCGGCATGGATCAGCGACCAGCCTCCGTGGCGGTAGTTGCCGACGATGCCCAGGTGCTGCGGGTCGCGGTGCACGGCCAGCACCAGCACGGCGCCGAGCTCGATCCGCTCGAGCGGCTGCATGTGCTTGCCGCAGACGCCCATCAGCGACCCGTCGGGCAGGCGGGCGTAGCCGTTGACGTCCCAGTCCGCGGGCACAAGGCCCAGCCGGCGCGCGGTGACGATCACCAGGCCCGCGCAGTCCAGCGCGACGCCGGGCAGGCGACCCTGGTGCATCCAGCGGGTGCCGAGCTCATACCGGGCCGCGGCCACCACATCGGCCGCGCGCACGTCGGTCATGCGCCAGGCTCCGGCGACGCGGTCAGGGCGTCGACCATCGGCGCGTGCGGCTCGCCCTGGAAGTTGACGGCGTTGTTGAACTTGGTCGCGCAGTCCTCGTCCAGCCGCTTGCGGCAGCCGGCCACGGCGCTGATGGTGTCGCCGATGCCGATGGCGCGCGGCATGTCGGTGTGCAGCACGAACACCCCGGCGGCCGTCTGCGACTTGACCCTGGCGCGCAGCCCGGCATTGGCGCCGGTCGACCAGGTCAGGATGCCCTCGCCGTACCGGTCATCGGTCATCGGCGCGCCGGTGGCGGTGAACTGCCGGCGGCTGGCCACCGCGGTGACGGTCAGCGTGCTGGTGATGCCGGCAACGGGCAGGCGGCAGCGGTTGCTTCCGGCCGGCGTCGGCCAGTCGCCCACCCGGGCCCGGCACGTTTTGCTGGTGACGTTGCCGATCGGCTGCTGCAGGTATTGCTGCAGGCCGCGCAGTTCGGCCACGATGCGGTCATCGCGCAGCGTGACGTTGCCGATCGTGCCTGCGAGCATCGGCTCGATGCCGTTGGCCGGCGTGCGCCAGTCGTAGCGGAAGATCAGGAAAGCCGAGTTCGCCCAGATGCCGCCGAGCACGTCCTCGCGGGTGAACAGCGTGCCGTCGTTCAGCGTCTGCAACTCCAGGTTGTCGACGTCCAGCCCGATGCTGGTGGAGATCGAGCTGATGCCCAGGCCTTGCGCCGCGTCGTAGGTCACGCCGCTGATCACCGCCGACCGCGACGCCGATGTGAAGCCGAACACCTGGCCGTCGGTGCGCTGGATGCGCAGCGCGTAGGCCAGCGTCGGGGCGCCGTCGGCTATCGCCGCCTCCAGCGCGATCGGGATCGTCTTGACGGTCACAGGCGGACCTCTTCGAGCTTGATCTGCGGCATCGCCACCACGGCGCCGTCGGCGGTCATGGCCTCCAGGCCCTGCACCCACTCGTCGCCGCTGAAGGTCACCGGCACGTCGAACTGCCCGGCCCAGGTGTAGGTGTCGCCGGCCACATGCCCGCTGATCGTGGCCACGCCGGTGGTCGTGTCGACCGTGGCGGTTGCCGTGGACACGATGCCCAAGCGGGTGCGGTAGATGGTCGCGCCGGCCACGGGTTTGGTGATGGCGCGCACGTACTCCAGGCCGTGCACGCTGTAGACGCGCTGGAGCTGGTAGGTCGATCCGGTGATCAGCGTGCATCGGCTGTTGGCCTGCGTCGCTTGGAAGTCCGACCAGTCGCGGAAGCGGAAGCCCTCGTAGGGGGTGAACATGACCACGTACCACATGGCGAGCAGTTGCTCGCGCCGCGCGCCGTCCAGAATGCCATGGCTGATCGTGTACTCGTGCAGCGGGTCGGCCCAGCTGAACACCTGCCGCATCCGGCCGCTGGCCGTGCGGCTGATGCGCCGGCCGCGGTTCACGGGCCCACCTGTGGCACCGCGCTCGATGCGCTCGCTGAGGCGCTGCTCCAGGAATGCCATGTGCCCGCCCCTTACCCGTTGCGCGCCAGCGCGGCCTGCGCGCTGCGCCCGGCCTGCGCGGCCATCTGTTGCTGCGTGCGGCGGTCGATCGCGCCCTGCACGACGAAGGTGTTGTGCTGCACCAGGCCGCCGCCAGCGCCGCCGGTGTTGGCGTTGACCATGCCGTTCTGCGCGGCCATGAGGTACTGCCGGCCGCCGACATTCAGCAGCTCGCCGGGACCGCGGCCGGTCTCGTTGACCGGGTACAGGCGGCCAGCCTGAACGGGGCCGCCGGTCGCCCGGCCAGGGCCCAATAGGCTGCCGAGGATTGAGCCGACCCAGCCGCCTTTTCCGTCGCTGCCCATCGCCGCGGCCAGCGCATTGGCGATCTGCTGCTTGATGATGATCCGCGTGATGTCGGCCACGATCGAAGCCGCCAGCGCGTTGTAGTTCAGCTTGCCCGTGGTGACGAACTGGACGAGTGCGTCCTCCATGCCGCTGAAAGAGCGCTCCATGGCCTCCTGCACTTGGCCGGCCACATCCTTGGACCGCTCGGCGTAGTTTTGCATCGCCCTGGAAGCGCCGTTCTCCCAGTTCGCGCGGGCCGCGTCCATTCGCCGGAAGCCGTCCTCCGTGGCGCGGATCTCGAACTCCTGGTTGTCCAGGATCAGCTGTCGGCGCCGCTGGTACTCGGCTTCCTGGTTGCGCAGGCTGCCGTTCCGGCGCTCGCTGTCCAGTTGCTCAAGCTGCCGCGTGTACTGCTCGCGGATCTGGAATAGCTCCTGTTGCCGCTGCCGCTCTTGGTCACCCAGGCCCGCGCCGGCGACCTGCTGGTCGACCCGCCGCTCGGTGGCCTTGTAGGCGGCCACCGCGGCGAACTCCATCTCGGTGAAGGCCCGCTTGAGGGCGTCGACACTCGCCTTCTGCTGGATGTCCAGCAGGATCGACTTCGCGGACGAGCCGGCCTGTACCTCGGCCAGCTTCGCCTGCGCGTCGGCGATTTTCTGGCGGATCTCGATCTGCTCGGCCGCGCTGCCGCGGTAGCGCTGCAGCCGCGCGATCTCGGCGCGCAGCGCCTCCTCCTGCGTCTGGGCGTCCAGCTGCACGAAGGCCCGCTTGGCGTCGTAGAACTCCGCGTCGCTCAGCGTGCCAGCCTGGCGCAGCGCGTCGATGATCGACTCGCTGTTCTTGTAGATGGCCAGGCGCTGCTGCTCGACGGACTTGATGGCAGCCAGGTCGGCGCCCAGGCGGGCCTTCCCGCTGCCGTCGTCAAAGCGCTTGTTCAGCTCGGCCAGCGCGCTGCGGTACTCGGCCGAGCCCCGGATGCCTGCGGCCGCGGCCTTGGCGTCGAGCTCGGCGACCGCGCGCTTGCGCTGCTCCTCCTTGGTGAGGTAGCGCTCCTTCAGGTCCGCGAACGCGATCTCGGCGTTGCGCTGCTTCACGCCGGCCTCGTGGGCGGCGGCCGCCTTGCGCCCGGCGTCGGCGGTGCGCTCCAGGCCCGACAGCTGGGCCTGCAGCTCGGCGGCGGACGGGCCGAACACATAGCCGCGCTGCCCGGCCTTGGCCAGCTCGCCCAGCTGCGCGCGGATCTTGGCGATCTGCTGCTCGTCGGTCTCCGTGCGGTCGATCGACAGCAGCGCATCGACGAAGGCGCTGGCCTCTCGCTTGGCCAGGCCGAACGCGCTGGACAGGCCCGTGGTCTCGCTGGCCGTCTCCTGCAGCCGCGGGATCAGCGCGGTCAGCGTGGCGGCCAGCGCCTCCTGCTGGCGGCCCTGGTCGTCGAGCTCGCGGATGTACTGCAGCTGCCGCGCGCTCAGGAAGTTGTACGAGCGGTTCAGCTCGGCGGCGTACTTGGCCGGCGCATCCGCGGCGCGGGCGAAGTCCTTGATGATGTCCTGCGCGCCCTGGCCGGTCACCTTGGCAAGCAGCTGCGCGGCAACACCTGCAGATTCCAGCGCGTCTCCTGAGATGCGGCCAGAAGCAGCCAGCCCAAGCAGCGTCTCTCGCGCGCTGCCGATGGTCGTGCGCGTGCTGTCCGCGATCGACTGCGCCAAGCTGTTGTAGCGGCCCTCGGTCAGCCCCGCCGCATTGCCGCTGAGCGTGATCGCCCGCGCAAACTCGGCGCTCTGCTCGCGGCCGACCACGAAGGCCGCGCCCAGCGCAGCGACCGCCGTTGCCGCGATGCCCGCGGCGCCAGCCGTCGACAGCAGCACGCCGCCCACGGCACGCAGGGCCGGCACCACGCCGCCGAACACGGCCGACAGCTGCGAGCCCTGCTGCAGCAGCGCAGTGAGCGGGCTGCCGCCGCCCTGCACCTGCACGAAGAAGTCCTGAAGCTGCGCGGAGAGCTGCGCAGCTTGGTTGCCGGTCAGCCTGGCCGCCTGGCCGGTGGCCTGCAGCGCATCGGCCGTCGTGCGCGCAGCAGTGGCCTGCTGGATGGACGCACGCGCCCCCTGCGCCGTGGCGGCCGCGCCGGCGGCGATGGCGGCCGCTGCGCCCTTCGCCGCCGTCTCGGTGCGCGACAGGCCGGCCGCCGCCGTGCCGCCAGCCTGGCCCATCCGCTCGAGGTTGGCCTTCGCGGTGACGGCATCGGTGCTGTCGACCTTGAGCGCAATGGCTGCGACTTCGAGGGTCATGCGGTTCTCGCTCTCATGGTCTCGACGGCCTGGGCCTCGAGCATTCGGATGTCTGCGTACATCTCACGCCACTGCGCCGGCGTGATGCCCAGCGACAGGCGAAGCTCGCGCCACGCTTCGGGCCGCACGCCGACCGGACCGCCCAGCACCGTGAACCGCTGGTCGCCGGTGCCGGTGACGGTGTAGTCCGGGTCGACCTGCCAGGCCGCCGCAGGCACCTGAGCGAAGGCCTGCACGGCTGGCCAGACGTCCGGCCAGACATCGCACACGTCGTCTGCGGCGAAGTCCTCTGGCTTCAGGCCGTACTCGGCCAGCTGCGCGGCGGACGGCCTCCTCGCGTAGAGGTGGCGGGCCGCCGCCTTCAGTTTCCCAGGCGGGCCGCCGTCAGCTCGCGGGCGTAGTCCTGCGCGATCGCGTAGGCAGCGCCGTGGTAGGTCTGCACCAGCTTCTCGACCGCGTCGCGGCTGAATGGCGCGTCGACGCCCTCCCAGCCGGCCAGCATCGCCATCAGGGAATCCACCTCGCTGACGGTGCCGGCCTTGACCTGCTCCGAGAACGCGCGGAAGGCGTCGCGGGTCATGTGCTTGCACTCGCACACGATCACCTCGGGCTGCTCCTGGCCCGGGACAGGGATGCCGACCTTCACGCGGAAAGTCGGCGCCGGGTTGAGTCTCAGCGCCATGTGGATCAGCTCGCGTAGCGGGTGACGTCGGGGCAGGCCAGCGCGAACGACGCGGTCACCGCCATGTTTTCGTTGATCTGGATCGACGGCTGGCCGTCAAAGCCGACGTAGACCGACCAGTACAGCACCGCGCCGCCCGGCAGCGTGGCGCGCAGCACGCGGACGTCGCCGGCCAGATCGGCGGCCAGCAGTGCGGCGTGCCAGGCGAGCGACGGGTCGTAGTGCATGGTCAGCGTCAGCGCGCGGGCGTTCTTGAAGGTCGGGCGCTGACGCTGGCGGCCGTCCTCGATGTAGGTCCACTGCGCGAACTGCTGCTCGCCACCGCTGCCTGCGACCTCGACGGTCTGCGACAGGCTGGTGAAGGTCGACACCAGCGCGGCCGAGCCGACGCCGAAGCCGGCCGGGTAGACCGTGGTGCTGGTGGTGTCGACGCCCTCCAGGTCGAAGGCGTTGGCCGCGGAGTTGGCGACCCGGACCACCCGCTGATCCAGACGCGAAGGCATGCTCAGCAGCAAGATGCCGCCGTTGGTGAAGCCGTGCGCGGTGGACGACGCGACGCCCGGATTGGCGTTGGTGATCGCCGTCACCGTCTTGGGGGCGGCGGGGGAGCCAGAGATGGCGAACGTGGTGCCGTTGGGGAAGATCGCGGCCATGGTGATGCCCTTTCAGGAACGAAAAAGCCCGCCG